AAACGCATCGGGTTTAGTTGTTTAATTCTACCAGATTTAAATTTTTTACTGTAAACACCACCATCTTCAGTTCCATAATAATCTTTGTATAATGGATGTTGTTTTAAATTTAAATTCTTCATTTAAAGTTACACTCAACCATGATTTCAGTTAGTGCTGCTAGGAGGTTAATTTCCTGATCAGCCACGAACGCACATTGGTATTGATACTTAGCAATAATAAGAACGGCAGCGGGGATAGAGGAGGGTGAAAGGCAACTATAACAGGCGTCATAAATCCTGCGAAGTAAACTAGAAGAATCGTTGTCCAAGTTGGAGACCACCCACTTTCTGACTTCAGTAAAGTTTTTTTCTTTGAGATATTTAGTGAGATCATCTACTTTTACATCAAAAAAACAATTAAGAATACCAGAATCAATTTCACCACCAGCAGAGTATCGTTGACACTCATTTAAAACTCGTCGCCAATCAGGAAAGTGTTTATTGACTAATTCAATAACAACCTTTGGATCATTTTTAATACCCTCTTCCTTAAGAATAAACCTGAGACGCTTGTAAAATTCTGCTGCAAGTTGTGCTTTTTCTTTTCCTTTAATTGAAAAGTCAATAACGGCACATCTGGAGTGGAGGGGTTCGATGATCTTGTTCTTGTAGTTGCAAGTGAAGATGAATCGACAGTTGTTATAAAACGTCTCAATATTAGCCCGTAGGGAGAGTTGAACATCGTGGGTTGTGTTATCAGCCTCATCAATGATGATGACTTTGTGTTTAGCATCCGAGTGAAGTGAGACGGTCGAAGCAAAGTTTTTTGCTTTGTTCCGTACCGTGTCCAAAAATCGTCCTTCATCAGATCCATTGATGACATAGCAATCAGCTCCTATTTCTTCACATAATGCTTTTGCAACCGTAGTTTTACCAATTCCAGGAGGCCCAGAAAGGAGAAGATTTGGAATTTCTTTATCAGCTAGAAACTCCATGAAAGACTTTTTGTTAGATTCTGGGAGAATGCAATCTTCAATTTTACGTGGGCGGTACTTTTCCACCCACAGGAAATCATTAGTTGTCATAATAAAGAAAAAATAAATTAAGATTCAATGTTAGAATCAGGTTCAAGTGCCACAAAGTAAACAAGGTTCATATTCTTGTTTGTGAACTTTGCCATTTGAGGACACATCACAACTTCATATCGTCCAGGAAGAATCTTAATATTTTCTGATTTAAAGTTGAGAGTAAATACAGAGCTAGTTTCACCAACATCAATCGAAAACTCATTTGATGTTGCATTCTCTTTATCACGAACTAGAAGACTAATTCGCTCACCATTTCCAACTGCAGTAAGATCTGGAAGATCATAAACATTACCAGCTTTCAAAAGTTTATCCAATTGACCAGAAGCCAATTCAAAGCAAACATCCTCTGAAGGAAGAGAAAGATTTTTATCTGGAGGACTTACAATTACACTGGGATCGGAAAAGTAGTATTTTGTAGTATGACCATCACCTTTAATCAAAAGGTATGAAGATCCTTCAAAAAGAATTTCTGGATCATTGTGAATGCTCAGTCCCGAAAGAAATTGACTTAAATCATAAATGCCAAAGTCCTTAGGAATTGATTCAGTAATTGTTGCTTCAGCAAAGATATTCTTCATTACTGAAACAGTACGAATTTTATTTCCAGCTTTGAATAGCAGTGATTGATTAATACTGGCAAAGTTTTTAAGCAGATCAGTGGTCTTTTCAGAAAGTTTCATAGGTTCTCTGAGTTTCATAATCAATTAAATTCTGGGCGGTAGTCCTGATTGAGTAAATGTTCACGTTTTTCAGGATCAATAAATTGACGTTTCACACCACGACTGGAATAACCAGATCCCTTTTGTGCTCTCACAAGAGCGGTGTTAACCTCTTCATACAAATTTTTATAGATTGTATAATTTGTATCTTTCATCATATAAACTTTATTATCATGATCATTTAGCAAAGCAGCAAAAGCGTCAAGCACACGATTTGCTTTAACTGTGCCAAATTTAAGAACAACTTCAACTTTTGGATTTTTTGACATTGTAGTACTCCTTTTAAATAAAATAATCAACGGAATTCAGTAAGACCATTATCTTGACGGGAATAATGCCCGTCAAAGTGTAGCAGAAGCATAGCATAGTGAATCACTTTGAGCAAGTCACGCTTATTGCGTCCATCTTTATCACCATAGCGACTACCATACTTCAGGATGTTTGCCTGACAGAAATGTGCGGCAAGGTCTTTTGCTGCCATCAGGTCAATTGTTTGCGTGTCTTTATATGCCTGGTTGTGACCACAATAGTGACTGCTATAAGTTCCAGTCACATAGTCCTGAATATCTTTCAGGATTTTATCCTCATTATATTTCCAAAGATGATTTGGGGATTCAGTCATGGTAATTTTGTCAATTGAATAAGTAGCGGGAACCTTATCAAGGTTAAGTGTTCCACCCCCGCCTTCGCTAAGGGTGAATTCATAATGTGAATAAAGATGCTCGTCCATAATAAAGGAGAAGGTGATAAATTTACCTTCTCCAATTATATCAGAAAAAAATTTATTCGTCAACTTGTTCGGTGGGCATTTCAAAATCAGCATCCACCTTGTCGTACAGTTCCAGGAAGGACTGTTTGGTTTCGTCATCAAAACGATTTACACACATCTGAATTGCCTTAGCTTTGTTATCGAAGATGCTGTAGGCATGGATGATGTGAACCAGACGGCGAGTACTGATGATTTCCTCAATACCACCATCGTAGAAGGTCTTACGAATGTTGTCAGCCCAATCAACAAGACGTTTACAGAAGTCAACATCAGTCACTCCCAGAGTCTGTGAAATCTTTTCAAGGATTCGTTGTTCAACAGATGGAGCGGGGTATTCTTGCTCAAAGGTAACAGGGAAGCGTTCCAGGAAGGCTTCGTTGAGAACGTTGGTGCCGATGAACCGACCATCATCAGAACCCTTACCTTTGGTGTTTGCAGTGGCGATGACGTTGAAACCAGGGGCAGGTTTCACGAAACGACCGATCTTTTTCAGGAATACACCCTTACCCTCTAGCACCGACTGAAGGCAGAGAATTTTGTTTGAGGCAAGGTCAATCTCATCGAGGAGCAAAATCGATCCCCGCTCCAGTGCTTCGATGACTGGACCATTATGCCATGCAGTCTCACCATTCACAAGACGAAAACCACCAATCAGATCATCCTCATCAGTCTCAATCGTGATATTGACACGAATCAACTCACGACCAAGTTGAGCACATGCTTGCTCCACCGAGAACGTTTTACCGTTACCCGAAAGACCCGTAATGAACGTTGGGTAAAAAAGACGGGACTGAATAATTTTTTTAATATCGTTAAAGTTACCAAACTTGACGAAGGTATCATCTTTGTCAGGGATAAGATTTTGTTCAATTTGAGGGAGGACAGAAGGAGCATTAAAGGAACGTTCAATCTGTTTGACGTTTTCTTGAGTCACTTCCAGATTCCAACGACCACGATCAGTTTTAAAGTTTTCAAGGCGACGAGTCACAGTAGGATAGGACAAGTCTTTCATTGCACAATAGGCACGAACATCGGCAGAAGTAATCTCGGTGCCATACATGGACTTAAGATCTTCAATCATCTGCGTGTCAGTCATAATAATTTTCCGAGGCATTGGGACAGGTGTTGAATGTCAACGAAGGTAATATAATCGAAAAAAAGGGGGCTGTAAAGCCCCCAGTAGACAGTTTTGAAAGTGTCCACTCAACGCATGGATGGATTTCTTTCCTGAGCACTCAACGATGGATCACCATATTTATCTTCTGATCTTCTTTCTTGCCTTTGTCGTGTTTGTTGACGATAGACTGGTGACATTTTTTGTCTTTCAAGATCTGCAGCAGTTCCACTTTGTCTGGACATAATACTACGTGCTAATTTGTTACCTTTGTCAGAAAGACTTGGTAATGCTTTTTGCAACTTCAACAAAAGTTTTGTCACGGCAGCCTCATCCAATGCAGCCATCATAACTAAAGCATCCTGATTTGTGTCAACATATCCTTCCGAAATTAAATGTTCCATAACAATATCAAAGTAATCAACTTGTTCACCTCTTACTTTTGTGTTGTACTTTTTACCTTGGAACTCAAATTCTTTTGCACCAGAAGTTCTTGCCTTTTTAAAAGCAACATCAAAGTCACCAGCTACACTACCAGTTCCAACAATTTTAGGACCAACCTTTAAACGATTTCTAACTCTACCATCCGTATCCATCGTGTTGTACTTGTTGACGCTGGATTCGGGACTGGACTTTTTTGCAGGATCTTTTACTAGTGGGGCAGCAGCACCAGCAGCAACAAGTGCAGCAGCAGCACCAGCAATCGCTCTTCTAGCTTTGTTTAAAGCATCTCCAGGAGAAGTCATTGCATTTGCTCTTGGGCGCACACCAGAACCAGGAGCAGCTTGAGCGGAAAGTCTTTGTGTACGGGCATCTCCACCTGCACCAGTTGCTCTAATATCATACCTCATGGTAGATGGTTTTGGAGCAGAAGTTTTACCAGCTGCGGGAAGTGCCCTTGTGGTAGTTGCTGATGTTCCTGGCAGTGCTCTAGTAGAAGGAATTGAAGCGGCAACTGGTTTAGGTAGACCGTATTGCTTTTGCTTTTTACTCATAAATTGTGTCCAAGGATCAGCAGCAGCACCTGTTACTTTTTTGGCTGCAGGAGCGGGTTTTGCTGCAGGCAATGCCTTCTGTGTTACAGCTTTTCCAATTTCTTTTTTAAATTGCATTGCTGCATACTTACCAGGAAGTTCTGGTTGTGCTGCTGGTCTTGCAGCTCTTGCAGCTCTAATTGATGTTGATGCAGCAGCACCTTTGACAACACTTTCAGGTTTTTTACCAAGTGCTGTTCCCGCTTTCAGTCCTGCCTTTAATCTACCACCAGAACTTAAAGCATTAATAACTGCTCGTAAAGCAGCTGCTTTATTTTCTCCAAGGAAATCTAATGACTCATTTAAATTTTCTACTTTATAATATTCTAAAAGAGCAACTACAAACTCTTCAATAAGATCTTCGTTAATTAAATATTCTGCAAACTCTTCACACTCTTCAATCGTATCAAAACGATCCTCAACAATACACAAATTTAAAACTGAACTGTATAAGTCCTCTGTTAGATTATCTTCAGAGTTATACACACTGTAATATGCTTCTACGAGATTCATTTCTACATTAAGACTTTTTTTTATTTATAAAAAAAGAGGGGACTAGCCCCTCAAGCAATCAGATCAATAAACTCATTAAGAACTTTTTTATTGAATTTTTTAGAACTCATATATTTTTTGAATGCGTTACGAATTTCAGTATTAGATGCATTGTCACTCACAACAAATGAAGTATCTGAAGAGAGTGAATTTGAAGAAAGTCCAAAGTAAGTATGATAACCTTCAGTGTGAATGGAAAAACTTCTCTGTTTCTTCCAACTATTTTGAACTTTAGTCATTGCAGTTTGGTCATTATTAAGATAACGACGCATAAAAGTATTAGCTTCACCAGAACCAAGAACTCGCATACCAATAAAATTTACATCAGGATAGCGATTACGAAGATATCGAAGAAGAATATCAGTAAAGCTAGTGTGAACATCGATGTTTGGATTTGCTGCATACACATGCCCAGTTTTTCGATCTCGAAGAAAACACTTTTTAGGATTGAATGTACGAACCCCAACATACTCATTGAACTCAGTGCGACTAATGTTAACACAATAGTTTAAGGGACATGCTTCACCATCAGTGAGCACAAGAGTGTGAACTTTTTGAAGATTATTTTCTTTTTGAAACTGAGGAATCAGTTGATTCAAAACAATCAAAGATTCATTCAAAGGAGTTCCAGACAAGCACAGACGACCTGGAACGCCATAAGTATTGTGCCAATAACGATTTTGAAGTTGACGAACAATACGATAAATTGAAAGCATTTGTTCATTCAATTCAACATTCTTGATCTTGCTGGTGAACAAATTCATCAGAGCAAAGTCAGGCTGAACATAAAGATGCCCTTGAATTTTTTTATGATGAGGGGTCGGAACATCAGATCGATGATGCTCATTGTAAGTTACACAACGCCACTCGTTTGTGAAAGCATAAACTTCAAAAGGAATAGAAACTTTCTTACAGAACCAAATCAAGTTATAAAGTTGCTTGATAGTATCGGTAAGAACTTTATCCATAGAACCAGACCAGTCAAGAATAAAAATCAGACCATGACTCTTGCCGTCAGCAAGAGTTGTAACTTTTTTAAACAGATCTTCGTTGTACTTATAAGTATGCAGTTTAGAACAATCAAGAACTCCAGTACGAGCAGTAGAAGCACGAGCATAACTATCTGCTGCTTTCCGACACTCAAACTCTTTCACAAGATAGTTGACTTCTTTCTGAGCAGATTGTTTGAATTCTGCATACTCCCTATCAACATGAACAAAAGGATTGTAATCATTGCCACTATGCCTCTCATTATGTTCCCTTTCTATTTGCCAATATTTTTGAATTACATCATGAATCTCAAAGTTAGGTGCAATCACAGTATTAAGATCTAGAGTCGGAAGTTCCGTGTAGACATTTTCATCCACCCAATTATCCTTACTAGAAAGTTCTTCAATGGCATCACGAAGACGTTGATCGGTTTTAACCTCATTGTTGTCATGTTGACCACCAATATTATCTTTTGTAATTTCTTTTTCTTGACAGTTATCTACATGCTTAGGTTGATCATCAACACCAGAATCGGATTCAACTTTTTCAATCGATTCAGATTCCGACTGTTCCATATCAACAGAACTTTCTGACTGTTGAGGTTGGTTTTCTAGGAAAATGGAAATGCTTTCACTTTCAGTTTTGGTTTCCTGAGAGAGCTTGTGCATTTCTTCTGCTGCAATCAAAACATCAGCAAAAGATTCACAGTTTTCAATAAGAGTCAGCAATTGTTTTTCAGCATCACTAAAGTTGACACTAATGAAATTTCCAATTTTATAGTAAAGGTTTACACGATCTGCAAGAGAGTAAGTATTATGATCTTCATCGCCAATTGAAAAGAAATCATCTTGATTCAGTTCTTTGTAACCATTGAACATGGTTTTAGCCAAACCAGCATAACGACGCTTCATCAATTTTTCGATGCGAGCATCTTCAACAATATTGACATACGACTGAGGAACTTTCACAACAGTCGTCCAATCTTCATCGGGGGTATAAAGTGCATGTCCCACTTCATGCGCCACCAGCATGTCGTATACGGCGTTAGAAGCCCTTTCCCAAAGTGGAAGGGTCAGAACACGGGTGTGTACATTAAAACACGCTGTAGAAACCTTCTTGTGCTCTACAATGAGGTCTTCGGTAGCAAGCAGGCGGGCAAGCTGACCTTTGATTTCGTAGTTAACAGCCATGTGAATTTGTTTGAACTGAGCCTATGATACGAAAAAAGCTCACCCTTCGGTGAGCCCTTGTGACAGTTATTCAACCGTCCTATTAGGTTTTTAGCTCGTGCCTTTGCTTGACGCATAGCTTGAGGTTTGAGATGGCGTTTCTGTTCCTTCTTGGAGTGGTGTTGCCAGTTTGGGATCTTCATTGTCCTGAATGGTTTGATTGATTATCCTATCATACCATAACGTATTGTCAATCTCGTTGTCTCCAATCGTCTGGTTTGTCTCTGTCATCGGTAAAAAAATCTACGATTTCGTCTACACTGTTAAATCTACTGACACCAAATCTCTCATTTCCTGTACCGCCAATATCAAGTTGATTCAAAAAATCATCCATATCTCCCTCCTGCATGTCGGGATTCTCGGCAGTTCTTCTTGCTTGTCTAAGCATTGTGCCAGCAGTTCTATTTACTTTGGCTAATTTTTCTGCCCATATCATATCTTCTAAACTAACTTTTTCTCCATTTACAATACATTGACATATCGATTCCAATCTCAGACGATACTGGGTTGATAGCATAAAACCACTGTCAGTGTTGAATTATTTAGACAATACGACTAAAACCTTTAACTTTATCGAATTTTACAACATTTGAAAACTTGTCATGCAGTTCAGATTTATGAGAGATAACAAAGATGTTAGCATCCTTAATCACATAACGGATAATCTTAAGGAACTCATCGGTGCCGAATCCATCAAGTGAGGAATCAAATACCTCATCCATAATTAAAAGATTGGTATTAACAGAATTTTTAAGTCTGGCAACTTCCCTCCAAGTGAAGAGAAGTGCCAGATCGATTCTCATTTTTTCTCCTTCGCTAAAAGAAGAATACGAAAAATTTTCGTGAATTGGTGATTTAATTTTTTCATTAAACTCTTCATCAAGTGAGAAGTTAATATAAAAATCAAGCATCTGCAAATACTTATTAACCTGCTGGTTAATTAATGGAAGGTAGTGCTTGATAATTTTAGTCTTAACTCCACCGTCTTTCAAAAGAGTATGGATAAATTCGTAATACCCGATAGTCTCCTTATGCTTAGAAAGTTTCTCTTTAATTTGAACGGAAGAACATTTGTAAGACTCTAGCTTGTCATGCTCAATATTTTGATTTTCAAGTTGTTTGGTAGTCTTTTGAATTTCAGATTGTAATTCTCGGATTTGGCGTTCATATCCAGAGATCTTAGTATTGTTCTGAGAAATTTCATGTGTTAAAGAAGTTACCTCCTTAGAAAGAGCAATGAACTGACGCTCTCTATGTTCTTCCTCTTTAATTGCAATCTGCAGGTCTTCATAGCCTGTCTGCAACTCCTTTGCTTTATTTTGAGCGTCTGCTATTCTATCTAGGCGAAATTTTTCGTCAATACCTTGAGTGCAAGTAGGGCATACCGTATTCTCAGTAAAAAACTTATGTTCTTTAGTAATGTTTGCTACCTTTTGCGATAGCTTACCTTTAAGATTTCCTAACTTACGAAGTTTCTCAGAAGGATTAGAAAAGTTTTCTAGTACATCATTCTTATCATCTAAATTTTTTTGAACTTCTTCATTAGTGCTAATTGTAGACTCAATCTGTGTTGTAAGATCATCAATCTTTTGGTTCTTATCGTCAATCTCTTTTTGACCAAGTTCTTGCAGTTGATTAATAAATGATTCCTGCATTTTAATTTTATCTTGAAAAGAATCTTCCTTCAAATCTAAAACTTTAATTTGATCTTTTGTATCTTTAATTTTTGTTTTAATGACATCATTCATTGAAGAAAAGATTTTGATATCAAGAAGATCTTCAATAACTTCTCTACGACTTGCAGCAGTCAGCTGCATGAAAGGAACAAAACTACTAGAACCCAAAACAACGATCTGAGTAAATGACTTATAGTTCAGTTTAAGAATATTGTTTTCTAAATGACATTGATCATCTTTAACGTCGGCATTCTGTGGTAGCTTTTCACCATTTTTATAAATTTCAAATAAAGTAGGTTTGATTCCACGAACAACTTTGTACTCGTTGTTCCCACTTGAAAAATAAATTTCAACCACACAGTCTTTGTCATTTTGAGAGTTGACTAACTGAGGTTTATTAATTTTACGAAATGGCTTGTTAAACAAGACAAAAGTTAGAGCATCAAGCACTGTGCTCTTGCCAGCACCATTAATACCAATGATCAGAGTAGTATCACTTTCATGCAGATTAATTTCAGTCCACTGGTTGCCCGTAGATAGAAAGTTCTTCCATTTAATCGTTTTGAACAGAATCATGATAATTGGGTGGAATTAACAAATCGTCAGGAGTAATAATCATATATGTGTAGTCATGCTCTTCACATATGTTAATTGTGTGTTTATCTTCTACTTCTACTACCTCTAACTCAGGATAATCATCTGCTTCTAAAAGACCAACAAATCGTTCGGCATCATCTTCTTCGGAAAATAAATATAAAACTTTTTGTCCTACTTCATTTTCGACTGCGTATAATCCTTGATTTACATTGTCTTTTAGACAAATGACATACATTAATCTACCTCGCAAGCTTCCTTATATATGGATTCTATGTGTTGCATAATTATCTTTTTGTTGAGTGAAATTTCACTGTCTTCAACATACTTATTTAAGATGGAAACTGTGTCTTCAATTTGAGTCAGGTCAACATCATCAACATCATTTACAGTAAAGTTCTCTACAATTTTAACCTCATGGCAGTCAGATGTCAAGAGCCTGTCTATAAACTTGTCATACTTAACTTGACTGGTTTTCTTTTCAACAATCAGTTTAACATACTTTTCTTTACACTTGGTAAAGTTGTAAATCTGATGATTGGTATCAGAGTAATGAATCTTTTGAAATAGTTGAAATGGATTGTCAATTGTTTTTAACTTGAGAGTTTCAGTATCAAAAATATGAAACCCTCTAGAGTCATCACAATCATTCCAATACATTTGATAAGGATTTCCAAGATAAAAAATCTTTCCGTTATTACTACGAGTATGATAGTGACCAGAAAATACTCGTTTAAATTTAGTAAAGATTTCTGGATCTAAACCATCTTCCATTTGAACCATGCCTTTATACATGGAGAAGCCAGTAAGTTGCAGGTGACCCATAGCTACTTTTGCTTTTGATGAATTAATCAATTTCATAGTCAACTCTTGATTCTCCTCATTAATCCAAGGAATGAAGAGTACCTGAAGATCATCAAAAACTACTTCGATAGGATCTCGTATCTTAGTGATGTTGTCATATTTGTTTAACACAACATCGATTGTATTGAAGTTGTTTGTATTTTTATAATATGCTGTGTGATTACCAACAACAGTCCAAACATGTATCTTCTTTTTTTCCAGAATATTGTAATAGTTTTTCTTTGCCCAATCCAAACTCCAGAGATCGATTACTTTACGATTATCAAAGGTATCACCAAGATCAATAACCGTAGAGATGCCTTCGTCTTCTAAAGTTGGAAAGAAGACCTCATCATAAAATTTTTGAAAGTAATCATGATAGATCTTACTTCCTTTTTTTACACCGAAGTGTTGATCAGTAATGATAGCAATTTTCATCAGTTGTGAATCATCCTGTAGTGAATTGCATTTTTGATTCCATTGTACTCAGAATCAGATCCATCCAGAATGTTACCATCAGAAACGAAGACTTCATCAAAGTTAGACTGTTCAAGAATTTTACTCTTAATGTCAAGTTGTTTTTTCTCCTTTTGAATACGGCGAAGAAAGGCATAGTAAATAATTTGTGTAAAGTAGGCAAAAGGATTTCCACGATTAATATCGAAGTTGTCAATATATTGTACACAATTTTCTACGCCATCGCAAATCATATCCTCACGGAACATGTAGTTGACAAAATTTGGTTTGTATGATAAGTGTGTGGCAATCTTTAAAAAACATTCAC